CAACTGTTGTTGCAACACCATCTACAGGTAGAGTTATATTCTCACCGTTTGTGAAGTTGCCTGAAGCATCTGTCATGATCATCTCAATTGTGTATGCATTGTCTGATTCCACCAAGTCTGCAGAAGTTCCAGTATCGAAATCTTCGTTTGAGTATTCGAACAGTGAACAACGAAGTTTGAAAACAAACAGTTTTCCAAGTTGATAGAATGGGTCTTGGTCTTCTACAAATCTAATTTCAAACAGTGAACCTGAAAGAGGGAAGTAAATTAAATCACCCTCGTTAGGTCTTAATGATGTGGCAAGATTACCGTCTAGGGAAATAAATCTTTCCCATGTTCTTAATGATATTACAAATGTTGCTTCTTCTTGAATCTGTACACCAAACTTAGATACGAGATCGCCTTCACCCTCAAATCCTTCGGTGTTTTCTAAATACATCTCGACTTCATATGCATCACCAAATTTTGATTGTACATCGTCACCTAGGATAGTATCTTCTTCAACTACCTCTCTAGGTAAGTACAATACATCATGACCATAGAATCGTAATGATTCTACAACTAAGTCTTCGTATAAATGCTGTTCAGTTTTAACAGCATGATTAAAATAAACATTTGTAGGCATTCAATTACCCCATTAAATCCATGACGGGAAGTTCGTAGTTCAATCTACTTTCTTCTTCGAGTTTTGTGATCTCCTCTTGTGCTTGTGATTTCATCTCTGATGCATCCATCGTCACCCCGCCTGGCAATGCAATCCCATTAAACTTAGATAAGTTTTCACCCCACTGATATTTGACTAATGCAGTTGCATATCTCTTTAACCACATATCGTTGTAAATATCTGTAAAATCTGTAGGGTCAATCTTTCTATGACACTCGATTATGACATATTGATCTTTTGTTAGTGCTTTCACATCCATGTCTAAGTACAATCTGTTCATGTGCTGTTTATACCTAACAGGTGTTCTACCAACAAGAATGTTATCTAATAATGATAAGTGTTGTTGCACCATTTCATAGTGTAGAATATTTGTTGATGATAGATCGTAGAGATCATTCAATCTTAGTTGATACCTAAGATCGAACATGTTTAGATTGTGTTTATCATGGAAGGGAAAAATTCTATTTACAGCAAGAACAAAATCAGGTAAAACGATGTAGTTTTTCTGTTGTAAAACTTGTTCATCGTCATAGTCTTGGTTACCAGCAGATGACTCAGTGAATGTTTCATTCTCTAACATACCATCTTTTTTGGTCTGAGTGATTAGGTGTTTAAGATAAACTCTTATTGAACCGTCATAATGATATTCTTGGAAGTATTGAATGGCCTCATCAATTCTATCATCGAATTGATCATCGTCTACGTTAATCTCTAAAACTGGAGCTCCCAGTTTTCTCTTAATGTATTCTTTTAGTGATGATTTACTGTTCGGTGTTGCCATAATAGTAGTATTCCTGTCTTATACTACTATTTATGCGTTTTTTATTCTTGGAAATAAGTTTTTGCTTGGAATCGATCTAACTTCTCATCGATCTTCTGAATAGAGGAAAGAACTCTTTCGAAATCTGCTTCGATTTGTTCTCTTGTTGCGTAGTCTCTTGCGATCTCTTCTCTTGTTTTATTTACAAGAATATCGAGTCTTTTCTGCTCAGATAAGACTGTACGGATTAAGAAACCTAAAGGTACAATGACTACAGTCATTACTAGGTTCCATAAAAGATAAGGTGAGATGACTACTTCCATACCAGTATTTATGAAAATAGACTTGTTACTTTACTAAATGATCGTTGACAATTTCAAATTTGTTCCAATCTGCATCCTGTAGAGCAACAGTATTCATGGACATTCTGTGTGTTACAGCATTAAATGCAATACTGTATCGGTCTTTATCTGTTAGGTTAGGTTCCACCATATGCATCATTGCACTAGGAAATAGTAGCAAGGTTCCTGTTTTTGGATAAATCACATGATTTTCTCTGTGTTTAAATCCTGCTGGATGATCTGCAACTACTTTGTCATCAGTATCAATTGCTACAAAGGCACCTTCATCACCGTCTGCATGTACATAAAAGGCACCACTATACCAACATCCATTGTGTTTGTGTGGAGAGTTCCATGCACCCTTGTCGTTTATATTAGCCCATACATTACCCAATGACATACTTGCTTCCATGGGATTACATCCTATGAATGGGATGACTTCTTGATTTAATTTGTCTTTAATTATGCGATGAAGCTTCGTCCAAGCAGGTCTTCTTTCAAATCCATCATCTGATTGCCAACCAGTGTATTGATTTGAAACCTTTCTACCTACGGGGTCTTTTCTTCGAGCTGCATCCATATCGTCCTTTAAAGAACGTAGATACTTCTTCGTCACTAATCCTTCCTCTAGTAAGTCATATTCAAACAAGAAGGTAGGAAACAATAATCTAACTGACATATTAATCTCTATCTATTTTTTTAGACTCCGACCCGTCCCAATTTAAGTCTGTTTGACTTCTCTGTACATCGTTGAAGTCTTTATGAGCTGGACACTCAGGGGGTGGAACTTCTTCGGGAGAACTAAAAAACTTATGTTTTGGTTCCCACATTTTACTCTTCCTATACCCACCTATGTTAACCATTTCGGGATTGATCTCTTTATGTTCTGTGTTCACTAATCCTAAATCTCTCTGCCATTTTTGCATACTATCGGGATTGATAGCATGATTTTCGTGCCATTGTTCAGCATCTGCATAATAGTATGTAGATGCCCACTTTTCTCTCTTGAAGGGAAACACTTGACATATGGGTGTTCCAGCTGGTATAATAAATGAATGATCACATTTAGGATAAAAAATTATCTGTGCATTATCTAAATTCACATTGAAAGAATCCGTGTCGATGACACCTTGCCAACATGCAAAGTATTTATTCTGAAAAAGAAACGGGTCTAAGAAAAGTACAGAATAATCTTTTGGTGTAATCATATTCCATGGTGATGATATCTTAAATGCATCTTTCACTGGGCCATCTGAACCCATATACTCGATTGAATCTAACATCTGAGAAGCAGGATGTGATTGAGAGAATAATTGTGAAGTCTTTTCTGTACTAAACTTCTCACTATTATCGGGGAAGTTCCAATCCAATCCGTTTCTTATGGGTATATCCTGTGTTGCAACTATGTAGTATCCCATAGTTAACCAGTCTTGCATTGCTGGACAGGAACGAATAGTTTGTGCAATTCTTCCTCTATGATCTACTTTAACTTTCTCTTTCTTCCACCACTCAGGTTGATAATCTTTAGCTGCCACAGGTCTAAAGAATTCAAATGCATCTTTTTGAAAGGTTCTAAATTCAATAGTCGGCATACTTATCTCTCTTATCGTGTAGTTCTACTTCATCACCTCGAATAACAATAGACTTCCTATCTATATATCTTGCTGATTCATGTGGTGCTTCTGCACCGTGATTGATTCTTCCGTCAAACATTAGCAATCGATTAGGCACAAAGTCAACACTTCCAATTTCTAAATGATTCATCTCTTCTAAGATACCACCATTAACCATGTCACTGTAAAATCTTAATTTACCACCCCAGTTAGGATTCCACCATGTGTTAGGATAATACAAGAAAGACAAATTCCACTCATCATCCATAGAACAATCTGAATGACATGTTCCATACTGCCCATGGGTTTGAGAATTCCCTCCAGCATATTGGAATCGAACCCATCTAAAACCAAAGTCTGTTTGTAGTCTTCGGTTTAACCACCTGATTAAATGATTTGGATGACCATTTTTTCCACTTAAATATCCATCATTCTGATTAACACCTTGTATGAATGAACACCCCCATAACTGATGATTAGGTAATCCACCTCTACCATCATTAGGGTCACCATTCACTTGGTTAGTTTTTTGCCATGCACAATTATATAAAAAAGTATTCACTGCTCTATGCAGTGAAGCTTCTAGATAATTGTCTATAACATAGATATTGTTACCTAGAGGCATTTCCGATATACGGAAAGGCTCATCTAGATAATGGATGTTTAAGTCCATTTAGTTTTGATGTGATGTTGAAGGTGGTGGTAATTGCATTAGATAATCTTCTAGAGGACGAAGAGTATCTTCTCTTGTAACAGCTATTTCTTGATATATACCCTCGGCCACAGATGCAATTGCATCTGCATATTCTAATGCTCTTCTTGCATTCGATCTATGAGGATGTGCTGAACCTTCTCTTGCAGCAATCAATACTTCCACCATATCATCAAATCCGTATCTTTCACATTGTTGAAAGGTGTTGTTTCTTACAACTTCAGTAATTCTATTTACGAATTGCTGATTTAGACTAACACCCATAGGTGGTTCTGCATTAAGGATGTATGCTTCAACAGCGTCTTTTTCTGTTTCAGAAAGAGGAAGTCTTTCCTGTTCTTCTAAAGTTAGATTAGAATCCCACTTTTCAATTTTGCACTCGATCTCATCATAGATGAGTACATCATATTCAAATCCCAACTCAGGGGCATCAACACTTTCGTGTCTCCATTCTAACCCGTTTTCTTTTCTAATAAACAGGTTTCCAAATTCACAATAAACAAATGCATTCATAGTATCTCCATTATAACATAGTAAGTAAAATTAAGCAAGACTATTTCATTCGTCTGTACTTATCATATGTGTCTAACATATTTATGTGGGAATAATTCATCCCTTCTATCCAAGGCCCACCCCTTGTATAGTGAACTGCATGATGTGTTTCTAATAGTTTTTCATCATACCCTTCAGTACAAATCTTATGGCCTGGAATCTCACTGATCTTGTCTGTCCATTCAAACTGATGTAGGTACTGACCACTAGCAGTATTTATAACTTCAGGTGTAAGTTTCCTACAGTCTTCATGACCGTTATTGAATATCATCATACTTGACCATAATTTTTTCGGATATGCAACATTCTTTTGCCCATCCATTTTAGTTTCTTCATGATTTTTAAAATCGTATTGTACACATGCTAAAGCATGACTAGGGTCTAAAAAATAGAAGAGAGACATGGGATTTAGTTGCCACACATAGTCATCATCTATGAAGAAACTGAACCCCTCGTAATTTTCAAGGTAAGGTATTAGAAATCTACTGTAGGTGAATTCAGTAGATTGATTTGCATATTCTCTATTATAATCCTTTAATTCAGCAATGTCAAGTTTTTTCACTTCCACTTTGTAGTCATTGAAGAATTCTGCACAAACCCCTCCCGACTTAGATTTTTCTATAGAATGATGAATAGATTTTTCTGCAGCTTCATATATACCTTTATGAGAAGAGTCGTAACCTAGATATATGTTTACAGGTTTCTTCTTACATAATTTAGTGACTCGTCTGTTGAATTCAAATACTTCCTCTCTAAAATCCATCCCAGCAACTGTCGATAATGACCACTCGAATTTTCCTTCTGAAACATAGATTGCAGATAGAGACCCTTCACCATTTCCTAGTTCTTTCCAATAATTTATCAACTCATCAAATGTTAAAGCGGGAACATCTTTAAATGTATCTGCATAATCTGTCACTATAGTTTCAAAATCAGGATTGTCAATCGTCTCCATGACCTTACTTCTAATAGAGCCTGGGTGTATTGATAGAGAATATTCAAATCCAGTATTAGTATGTGTATGCCCTTGGATAGGATGTCTCATCCCTTCCTTTTGCATACTGTTCATTAACCAATGACCTTTTGCAGCGTGATAGTAACAAGAAGATAACGAGTTCTCCTCTTGAGGATTCAACTGATTGCAATCTTCATGATCACTTACAGTGGATAACCATTGATACTCTCCATCTGCATTCATGAAATCCATAGACCCACCACCGATAGGATGTCCTTCTCTTAACTTTTCTGTCCAACCATGATGAAGATATCTATGATATAGGATTGAATTGTGGTGCATTTGACCAAATGTGGTCAATCTCTTTTCATTTATAAGAGGTCGAATTTTACTCCATGGAACTAATTTTATATCAGGCATTTCATTAAAGATATGTTCCCATATCTGTAATACAGTCTTTGCCTCATCTCTATCAAGAAATCTAAAATCTACTTGACCTAGATTGATTGCTGGTTCTCCCCTAGGTGGAGCTCCAGCAGTATCTAAGGACACTCTCCAAGTTCTACTGCGTGCTTGTTCTAAATTCTCAATCTTGTTTAACATGAGAATATTTAGTGGTTTATTTTATGAGGAAATCGGAGTTGCCGGCCACTGTTGGTTTACATCACCATCCCATCTTGCCTCAGGAGTTCTACCTTGTCTTGCATAAGTGAATGGAGACCTATGTTGATAAGTAGATGGTTGTTGACCCTGTCTTGAGTATGTCGATGGACTTCTATACGAATAGGTATCAGGAGTTTGACCTTGTCGGGCATATGTAAACGGAGACCTATGATCGTATGTTACAGGTGTACCACCGATTGCTGGATATGTAAACGGAGACCTATGATCATAGGTAAACGGTGTCTGACTGTTCCTAATATTAGGCTCTTGTTGATCTCTAATGTTAGGTTGCTGATTACTTCTGATATTAGGTTCTTGAGCAGACACAGGATTCTGATAGGTAAACGGTGATCTATGATCATAAGTGAATGGTGTCTGATTGTTTCTGATATTAGGTTCTTGCTGATCTCTAATGTTAGGTTGCTGATTGTTTCTAATATTAGGTTCTTGTCCATTCACAGGATTTCTATAGGTAAACGGTGACCTGTGATCATAGGTAAACGGTGTCTGACTGTTCCTAATGTTAGGTTGCTGATTGTTTCTAATATTAGGTTCTTGAGCACTTCTAATATTAGGTTCTTGAGCAGATACAGGGTTTCTATAGGTAAACGGAACCCTATGGTTATAGGTAAACGGTGATCTAAACGATGCTTGGTAAGTAAACGGTGACCTAAACGATACTTGGTAAGTAAACGGTGATCTAAACGCTACCTGATATGTAGACGGCTGTCTTGCATTCGCAGGATATGTAAACGGATTCTGTGCATTATAGGTAAATGGACTCTGTCCATTTGCTGGATAAGTAAACGGATTCTGTGCGTTATAAGTAAACGGACTCTGACCGTTTGCTGGATAAGTAAACGGAGCCTGAAAAGTAAACGGAACAGGTTGTCTTGCTTGTCCGATGTAAGGTTGTTGTGCCATCTTAAGTCATATCCTCCATTATTTAGCTTGATAACTCGGTGAACTGCCAGGCGGTGTGAACGGTGGCGGTATATAAACTGGAGTTCTTCCTTGATAAGTAAAAGGACTCTGATACGAAGCATTGTTAGGTTGTCTAGCAGGTGCTTGATATGTAAACGGTTGTCTTGCACTTGCAATAAACGGTTGTCTAGCAGGTGCTTGGTATGTAAATGGTTGCCTTGCACTTGCAATAAACGGTTGTCTTGCTGGAGCCTGATATGTAAACGGTGTCTGAGCATTTGCTGGGTATGTCGCAGGTTGTTGTGCATTTGCTGGATATGTTGCAGGCTGTTGTGCGTTTGCTGGATATGTTGCAGGCTGTTGTCCATTCCTGATATTAGGTTGTTGTGCATTTACTGGATTTCTATAGGTAAACGGTGACCTATGATTATAGG